CAGGCTACTAAATACATCCAGTATAAGTTTCAAGAGCTAAACGGATACGATGTATTAAATGACGTTTTCCATGATGCCCTTTTGAAAAAGACCGGAATTGTTAAGGTCTATTGGGATACATACGAAGAGAGCGAAACGTACACATTTAACAACTTGAATGACATGGAATTTTCTACTATCGTCAATGAGCAGAATGTTGAAGTTGTAGAGCACATTACTAACATCTCTATCGAGCTAGACGAGTTTGGCGCTGAAATAGAAATGCCGCGCCATGATTTGAAGGTTAGCAAGATCAACGAAATGGGCGACCTTTGCGTTGAGTCTGTTCCGCCTGAAGAGTTTTTTATTGATCGGAACGCAAAGAGTATCGATACGGCATACGTTGTTGGCCACAGAACCGAGGTCAGAGTAAGCGACTTGGTAGCAATGGGTTACGACTTTGATGTTGTGTCTGAGCTGTCTGGGTTAGGTCACTCTGACACCTTCTCTGATGTCGAGCGCTATGAGCGTCGAGGCTATGAGCAGGATTACCAGCAAGACGATAATGCTATGGACCCGTCTATGCGCATTGTGGCTCTTACCGAGCTGTACATGAAGATAGACGTAAACGGAACTGGCGTTGCAGAAATGCAAAAAGTTGTTCTGGGCGGATCTGCATATGAGCTATTAAGCTTTGAGCCTTGGGGAGACCAGCCGTTTGCTGCGTTTGAAATTGACCCTGAGCCTCACACTTTTTATGGCAAGTCTATTGCTGACCTACTATGCGAGGACCAAGACGCTGCCACAATGATGCTGCGCGGAGTGTTAGATAATGTTGCACTAACTAACCACCCCCGCACCGAAGTCATCGATGGCGCAGTTAACATGGATGACATGCTAAATAACGAAATCGGCGGAATCGTCCGGGTGCGTCAGGGCGGGGCAATTGTCCCTCTCACCGTACCGTTTGTTGCTGCACAGACGTTATCGGCCATTGAATACTACGACTCAGCTATTGAGCAAAAAGTAGGCATATCTAGAGCTAGTTTAGGTCTTAACCCTGACGCCCTACAGGCTACTACTGCAACCGCAGTAAATGCTACAATGCAGGGAGCTGCCGGGCAGATTGAGGTAATGGCTAGGAATCTGGCTGAAGGCGGTGTTCGCCAGATGTTCAAACTGATGCTAAAGTTAGTCATAGAAAATTGTGACGAAGAAAAAATAATGCGCATTAGCGGTGAAGATTACATCCCGGTTGATCCACGGTCTTGGAACAAGAAGATGGATACCTCTGTGAATGTTGGTTTGGGCACTGGTCGTGAGGACCAAAGAAATGCTGCCTTGACTCAGGCGCTGCAAATGCAGATGCAAATATTCCAGAGCTATGGACCGTCAAATGGGCTGGTTTCGATGTCGCAGATCCGCAATACACTGGCAGACATGCTGGCGTTAAATGGCGTAAGAAATGCCGACAGATACTTTGCGCCTATGAGCCCAGAGCAAGAGCAGCAGTTATTAGCGCAGCAGCAGCAGGGTGAGCAACAGCCGCCAATGGATCAAGGCACAGCCTATCTACAGGCAGAGCAGTTAAAGGCCGAGGCTAAAGCTCAGACTGACATGGCTAAGCTCCAGATTGATGCCCAGAAGGCTATTGCAGCAGATGACCGGGAGCGTGATAAGATGGACCAGAACCTACTGGTTAGCGCCGCTGAGATTCTTGGTAAGTACGGCACAGCAGTAGATGTAGCGCAAGTTAAGCAGATGCAGAACGTGCCTAGATACCCGGCAGAAGCCCCTGCGCAAGCTGTAACCGGCGGTAGATTTTGAATATTAAAGCAAAAGCGGCCAGAGTACGGACGCTTAGCAATGACGACACCTATAAGGAAGTCATTAAAGAGATTCGGGATGCGCAAGTTAATGTATTCCTGAACAGCCAGTCTCAATGTGAGGCTATTACCGATGCGCATGATATAATCAGGGCGCTAGATAAGATCGAAGATTACTTCCACACCGTATTAGCGGACGAGGCAATATTCGACAAGAAAGAGAAAGGAACAGCACCGTGGAAACGACTGAGAACCAAGAAGTAGAATTTGATGGCACCATTGAAGGTGCTGTAGCCAGCATTATTGAACCTGAAGAAGATTTGGAGGCGCAGGATGAACTGCCCGAAGAAGAATCAGAAGAGTCCGATGAAGATGATGAGGCTCCTGACGACGACTCCGATGAGGATGATGAGTCAGATGAGGAAACGGATGATTCCGAGGACGACGAAGATACTGAAGATGCCGCCCAAGAAGGCCAGTCATTCACTGTCAAAGTAGATGGACAGGAAGTGGCTGTAACCTTAGATGAGCTCAAGCAAGGATACAGTGGTCAGAAGTACGTCCAAAGGGGTATGCAAGAAGCTGCGACGCAGCGTAAGCAGGCCGAAGAGGTTTACAATGCCCTTTTACACGAGCGCCAAAATATTGCTCAAATGTACCAGCAGATACAATCTGGTGGAATGATGCAGGCGCCACAACAGCCGTCACGAGAATTGTTTGACACCGACCCTATTGGGTACATGGATGCCAAATTAAAATACGATGACGACGTTGCGGCATATAGTGGTCAGATGCAACAACTTGAGGCTGTGACACAACAGCAATCTCAAGCGCAGCAGGCCGCTACGCAGGCATACCTACACCAAGAATTGGAAACCCTGAAACAGCAGATTCCTGAATTTTCCGACGAGAAGAAAGCATCCGCAGTACGCGATAAGATGTTAGCTGTTGGCTCGGAAGTCTATGGATATCAGCCAGAAGAGATCGGTCAAGTAATGGACAGCCGGGCAATCAGAGTATTGCACGACGCCATGAAATACCGTGAAATTATGAATGGGAAGAAAGCTGCGGAAGACAAAGCCAACCCTGCAAAACGCAGATCGCGGACAGTGAAGGCTGGTGCTAAACCGACAAATAGCAGTAAAAAGGCGACCGAGAAGAGACGATCAAAACTTAAATCCAGCGGGAGTATTGAAGATGCTCTCAGCTTAATCCTAAAAAATTGAGGTAATACATCATGGCTCAGCCAACAAACACGTTCGACTCATTTGACGCAAAAGGCATAAGGGAAGACTTGGAGGACGTAATTTATCAAATCAGCCCGGAGGAGACGCCGTTCTACTCAGCTTGTAAGAAAGTCAAAGCCAGCAATACTCTGCACGAGTGGCAAACCGACACCTTACGCGCAAGCGCTGACAATAAGCACATTGAGGGAGATGATACAGCTTCTGAAGCCCGTGCTGCTACAGTCCGTCTTGGGAATTATACGCAGATATTCAAGAATTCTGTTAGCATCCCTGACACAGACGAAGGCTTAAAGAAAGCAGGCCGCGCAGCGGAGCAAGCTTACCAAACCCTGAAAATTGCAAAAGAACAAAAATTAGACATAGAAGCAGCTTTGTTTGCTAACAACGCTCGCGTTGCTGGTAACTCAACTACTGCTCGTGAGCTTGCTGGCGCTCCAGCTTGGTTGGTAACTAACTCTACCAACGAAACTGGTAACTCTGGTGCTGATCCTACCGGCGACGGTACTGATGCACGAACTGACGACGGCACCGCTGTTGCATTTTCTCAGGCACGTTTTGACGCGACTATGCAAAGCATCTGGGCACAGGGCGGAAAGCCAGACGCAGTTTATCTGTCTAGCTTCCAAATGAACATTGCACTGGGCTTTACAGGTAATAACAACCAGCGCTCACAGGTTCAGGCCGGTGATGAGAAAGTTGTTAAAAGCCTTGCAGTCTATGTAACGCCTTGGGGCACTGTGGAGTTTGTTCCTACTCGTGAGAACCGTTCACGCGACGTATTCATCATGCAAAATGACATGTGGGCAGTTGGCGTATTGCGTCCAACTAAGAACACTGCACTTGCTAAGACTGGTGATTCGACTCGCAGACAGGTACTTACTGAGCTGACTCTGATTTGTAAGAATGAGAAGGCGTCTGGTATCATTGCTGATAACACTGTTTCCTAAGCAATGTAGTATAGAAGAGGGGGCTCCGGCCCCCTTTTTTTTCTTTAAAATGAGGAAATAGACATGCCAATGGTTAATGGTCAGAGATACGCCTATACAAAGGCAGGCAAGGCTGCTGCAAAAGCGGCAACTAAAAAAGTAACCAAGAAAAAGGTTCCAGCTAAAAAAAGGAGCAAGAAATAATGTTAGTTAAAGAAATTATTAAGCCAACCGCGACAGGTATTGTTGTCGAGAAGACTTTTGATAATACCGCACACATTGAGAAAGCTAAGCAGATCCGAGAGGCTGGCATTGGCCAAACTGGCGAGAGCCGTCTAGTCGGCACAATCCCTATGCACATTGTTGCTGAGTGGGTAAAAGAAGCCGGGCTTAACTGGGACGATCACGAGGCCAAGAAGGATGTCATTAAGCGCAAGATGCTGTCTGGCGACTTTGATAAGTTTCGTATCTGGAAGGGCACCTACTAGTGCGCTACTTCAGCATCTCTGACTTTGATTGTCAGGAAACAGGTAATAATCAGATGTCCCAGGATTTTGTGCAGAGGCTAGATGAGCTCAGGCACGTTTGCGGATTTCCCTTTGTGATTACCAGCGGATACCGTGACCCAGAAGGCCACAGCATAGAAAAAGCAAAATCTACTCCGGGCACACATAGCCGTGGGATTGCCGCCGACGTTAAAATCAACAACGGCGCCGAAGGTTATGTAATTGTATCTGAGGCCATGAAGGCTGGCTTTAAAGGCATAGGTATTGCCAAGACCTTTATTCACATCGACGACCGAACCACAGCGCCTGTTATCTGGTCCTACTAGGTTCCACATAGAACATGCCCTGCTTATTGCGGGGCTTTTTTTTGCCTTTTTTTTATTATATGTAAAATAATACTTGACGTTGTAAAGAGTAATGCCTACAATAGAACCTCAATCAAAAAACAAAGGGGAATAATATGTCAACATTAGCGCAAGTTAGGAAAGAAGCCGCAAAGCACAAAGCAGAGTTATTTATAAATAGAGAGCATGGCGAAGCAGAAGTGTGGCTAACTAAAGGTCAACTGTGGCAGTCAACCGAAGCGTCTTGCATTGTGATTAGCTTTGGTTACAGGGGGGCAGAAGTAATGCCTCAAGTCTATAGTCATTTGATAGAAGATATGTCCCACGGGATATGGTGATATCACCGCCCCTTCTCGGAGGGCCAATCAAAAAACAAAAGGTCTACAAAATGACTAGCAATGAACTTTTAGAGATTCACCTTAACAACAGCGATTTAAATTTACTTAATTTGTCGCAAATCCACAAATCAAGCATCTCAGCGGTGCGCTCCATTTTGGAGGTGTATTACAAGGATAAGGACTGGAGTCCAATCCACCTTTTGGAGCCAAAGGCTCTTTAATCAAATCGCCCCTCCGGGGGCACATGCTGTAGGAGGCAATATGGAAATCAACGAGTTAAACGATCTGGAGCGCGGCGAGTATGACTGCGTTCTAGGTTATCCGGCCCTAGAAGGGCAATCAGATGCTTACGATCTTGGATACGGTGAACAGTACAGCAAAGAAGTGACCGTAGGAGGTGCAAGTGGAAATTGAAAGAGGTGTCGAGTTAGTTTCGCACAAAAGCAGTAAAGGGTGCGGAGAAAATCAAAAGGTTGCATTGAAAATGGAATCTGGAGATTCAATATTTTTTAAGTCATTTAGCAAGTGTCAGTCTTTTTATTTGACGATGCAAGGGCTTGGAATTAAAGCAACAACTAGAAAGCAAATGAACGGATATAGAATCTGGAGACTGTAGGAGGTCAAACATGAAATCAAGTGAATTAATTAACGAACTAGCCGCTGCACTATGCAAAGCGCAGGGTCAAATGGGCGGTGCTGTTAAAGATAGTTCCAACCCATTTTTTAAGTCTAGCTATGCAGATTTAACCTCAGTTATTAAAGCAATTAAGCAGCCTTTTGCTGACAACGGATTAAGCTATACGCAGTTCCCAGTGAGTAATGATATTGGCGTTGGCGTATCTACCCGATTAATGCACAACTCAGGGCAATGGCTTGAGATGGAATACACCTTGCCGACCGTTAAGAAAGACCCGCAAGCATCTGGGTCAGCCATAACCTACGCCAGACGCTACGCCTTGCAATCCATCGCAGGGATACCAACTGCTGATGATGATGCAGAGTCTGCAACACTGCGCGGTGATGATAAGAAGATTGTATCTGACGACCAGATTATCGCCATCAAGAAATTACTTGATGAGACTGGTGCCGACAGCGAGAAATTCTGCAAGTGGCTAAAGGTTCGCTCTGTGGATCAGATTCTAGCTGTACACTATGATCGCGCTGTTGCCGCGTTAGAGGCCAAGAAATGATTATCCTAGACCATGAGCAGGGATCACCAGAATGGCTTGCTGCAAGACTGGGCAAGCCTTCTGCAAGCATGTTTTCTAAGCTTATAACGCTATCTGGGAAGCCAAGCGCATCAGCCGATGGGTACATAGATGAACTAATCGCAGAACGCCTTACGGGCAAGTCTGAGCCCTTTCACGTTACTTCTTGGATAGAGAGAGGCAGTGAGCTTGAGCCAGAGGCTAGGGAAGCATACGAATTTATATCTGGCAATGATGTAATAGAGACTGGATTTATCTTAGATACCAGTTTTGAGTTTGGCTGTTCGCCGGATGGGTTGATACTTGATAAGGGCGGTTTGGAGATAAAATGCCCTGCGCCCAAGACAATGGTTAGCTATTTAAGAGACCCTGAGATTGGCGTAAAGAAATACTGGCAGCAGATACAGGGCTGCATGATGATTGCCCAGAGAGATTGGTGGGAATTTTTTGCCTATCACCCTGAGTTACCGCATGTTTTAGTGCGGGTTAAACGCGATGACGAATATATCGCAAAACTGTCTGTTGAGGTCAATAAGGCCGTAGCGGAAATTTTAAACCAAGTGGAGAAGTTAAAATGAAAACAGTAGGCATTGGATTGAATATTAATTTAAGCAAGTTAGACAAAAGCCGTTTCGTTGTGGGCAAAAATGGAACTTACGCTGATTTAACGGTATTTGTTGATGTCATTGATAAAGACCAATTTGGTCACAGCGGTGGCATTAAGATGGCGCTGAAGAAAGGCGAAACTAAAGAATCTGCTAATCTTGACTATGTTGGTAACGCTACAGTTTTTTATACTAAAGGCGAGCAAGGCGCCCCGGTAGCAGGGAATGCAGTCGCTCAGGTGGCTGATATGACAATGGAAGATCTGGACGAAGATATCCCCTTCTAGGTAAAAAAAGCCCCCTACGGCACAAGGCTTTCGGGGGCTAAACTACCATAGGAGAAAACAGGACCGGGGGAACAGCCCTGCGTCATCAGAATAACACAGGACATTTAATTATGACTAACGCAGGACAATGTTTAATAATCGCCCAAGAGCAGCGCGGTATCAACTCCAGTCAACTAGCAAAGACAATGGAGGTAAGCCGACAGCGAGTCTCACAGTGGCGTAAACAGAAGAATATGAAGCTCCACACTGTGCAAGGATTATGCGAGATTTTTGACTTGACGCTGGACCAGTTTTGCCAGATAGCTTCAGAATAAATAAAACCCCCGTTGCGGGGGCTTTACAGTAAGCCGGGAAAAGGCTTATACTTGATGTGCGAATACCAAGAAAGGCAAGTTTACCATATTGTACGATACCGTACACTCGCAAGACTCCCTTTCTTTTTGCAAACAATGTTTGGGCTAGAGGCCGACGAAACCCTTAGATAAAACGTCGGAGCGTGGTTGACCCTCCAGTACATAGCCCCCAAAGCAGATCGGTTTCTGCTGAGGGATAGGTTGGATATCCGATACAGACATTGTTTTAACCGCTAAGTTGCTTTTGCCCTTAGATCGTAAATTTTACTTTTGCTAGTAAAAGGGTTTATAACATCTTGAGTTTAGTCATATATCTACTGAGGCAACACAAAGTAAATATATCAGTAACCTTATAATTACTAACTGGCGAGGCTTGCCGAGCTAAAGGAGAGAGAGAATGTCTGGTAAGGGCAGTAAGCAGCGGCCAACTGACAAAGCCGCATTTGATGCAAATTTTGATAACATTTTTGGGAAAAAAAATATCAATACTGATAACAAGGGGAAGTGCGATGAAAACACTAAGCGAGAAGCAGCTACTAAAGAGAATAAAAAGTAAGTACGACTACCATCACGGAGCGCTGCACTTTAAAGATGGAGAGCGCAGGGCTGGCAAAAAGGTAGGGACTCGAAGCGGCATATACATGACTACCACAGTTGATGGTGCGCTCTATTACGTTCACAGATTGACGTTCCTTTATTGTAATGGCTACCTGCCTAAAATGCTGGATCACATCAATAATGACCGCCACGATAACAGGATTGAAAATCTGCGCGAAGCAAACCGCAATCAAAACAGCCACAATCGGGTT